TAGCTTTTAATACTTGCTCAAAACTACCGCCTTTTAAAGCGGTTACAGCGGCAGATCCAGAAGAGCTAACAATAATCTGTTTGATTAGCGCTTCATCAGCGTACTGTGGGCCAAGCTGTCTGAGTGTTTCAGTTTCAATAGATGAGTATTGATCACCAACGGCAGAACCAATTTGAGTAGCCGCCCAAGATGTAGCCGCACTTAAAGCAATCTGCTCCATGCTTCCGCCATTAGCGGCAGTCACAGCAGAAGATGCGATAAGTGGAGGCACTCCCATAGATATCAAAACCGCAGTTTCAATAGTTGGCAGTGGGTTTCTTATGATGTTGTCAGCAGTTGTGTTGATTGCTCTAACAACAGATTGCGTCGTTTTAAGAATCTGTTCTGGAGCGTTGACTACTGTGTCAATTGCAGATTGCCCAAAATCTTGCGTATCTTCCCACGCATTATCTAGTTCTTGACCAATATCACACATGCACTATTCCCTTAAACAAAGGACGATTCTTTTCATCAATACCAGCGTCTTCCACATCCACTGCATATCCAGTGCGATCAAGCATTTTTAATATTTGTGGGTTCTCAGTAACGCCAAATATTGTGTGAAAACCAGCTTTTTGCATTGCTTTAAAAAATTCTTTCATGTTTCTCAAAAAGTTCTTGGGTGTGTCTGCATTAAAAACAAACATTTGAGCAGAACCTTTGTCTACCAACTTATACAAAAACAAAGTGTTATTGCTTCTCATAATTCTGTATTTACCAGACTCAATTGCAGCATGTAAATTTTTGTAAAGCTCTTTCCAATCACGATTGTTACTGCGTGTTTCATCACAGTCACGAATGATTTCTTGTGTTGTCATTTGTTTTACTGCCATGATGCTACGCCTGTAAATTCATTATTCCAACCATGTCTAGCCACACAAGCAACCTTGTTAAGTAGTTCAATGAAGTTAATACTCATAGCGTTTAAATGTCAATTGACTCATTTACGGCGCCTACTAATGCTTGTGCCCAGTCTTGCCAGTCATCAAATATGTAGGGCCCAGGTATACCCTCATTAGTAAATATATCAATTGCTTTTAGTCCTGCTGCCCATTCTTTCCAATCAGTCAGCGCATCAGGTATTACCAACTGCTGACCGGCATACGCTTCACACATAAGCGCAGCCCATGACTGGAAGTCATGATAGCGAGGATCATACACAACTGCAAGTGCCATGCTAACTTCCGTAAGGGCGAACATCGCCCGCCGTTGTACTAAGCAATACTTTACCCATTTGATAATTACCGCCTTGCGTATTGCTAATAAATCGAAGACGAAGCTCTCTTCGCTGTTCTCTCATATCTATTTTGCCCGTTGAAGACGTGAATACAAAGGGGTCTGACTCAACGTCAGCAGCTTGTGCAAAAGGTCTGCCTGTTACAACTACAGACATGTCGCCTTCTTGAATAAAGTCAGGCTCAATGCGCTCAATTCTTAGCCAATAGTTATCGCCAACAGGCATTGTTTGTGCCGGACCACCTTGAACCCACCCAAGATCTGATGTTTCAAAATAGCTTTCAATAGCATTTACATTGGCATTACTGACTTCATCAGTACCAATCTCATGTTGCCATAAAGTAACTCTACCGGCTGTAGTATTAAAAGTTGCAGTCTCTATAATTGTTGCCGTTGCCGTTGTTGACAATGTTAACGTTATGCCCGCAAATGAAAGAGTACCAGACACAGCGCCGCTATTAGCAATAGACAACGTAATTGTAGTTCCAGCAATAACAGTAACCACTGCGCCAGTCCCAATACCTGTTCCAGTTACTTCTTGGTTTCGTAAAATACCAGTTGCGCTATTGACTATAATTGTAAACGCGGCAGAGCTGCCTGTTGCCGTGGTAGAAGCCAGTGTAGGAGTAATCACAGAAACAGTAGCGCCAGAATTTATGCTGGTAGAAACAACTAACTGCCCAACAGCAACTAAATTATTTGGTGCTATAGTAATACTGGTGCTTGCATTAGTTGTTGCAATTGATGCATAAAAAAGCAAATCTTGTGTGCTTAGAGTTGCACCCGCATTAACGGGGTACTTAAAGACTTGAGAAAAATATCCAGCAGTTCTATACGTGCCTAATGCGCCACCTGCATCATACCAGCAATCGTCACGTACGTTATAAATAATAGCATCATTGCACTCGGTTGAATTGCCAGATGGGTAGAACCACCAGATTTCGCCAAAACGAGGAACTTTGTTAGCATAAACTTTTTGACGTTGTACGTAGTTTAAATTGTCAAAGAAATAATTTTGATTAAAATTGTTCTTAATTTCTTTAACTATACCGTTGTAAAGCAAAAATCGATCAGTACCACACCAATAATAGATGCCATCATACTCAATGACAGATTGACTGGATAAGATAGATGATTGACTAGAAATAATGTCATAGCGCCAATACAAAGTACTTGCGCCTATAGTTGTAGGCGCGTATGATACGCGAATAAGAGAATCCAGTGCCCAAAATAATCCTGATGGAGCATTAGAACCTCCACGCACAGGAAGCCCTTTAACAATCTTGGTTGATGAGACGTTGGTTTCATTAGCGTCTGCACCATTCCAGTCATACGGGTTACCTGCAGAACAGTTTTTAATCAGCCCATTGTCGCCATACACAAAAACATACGGGTGCAATACAACCACGCCTCCAGCAACTTCAATAATATCATTGGTTGGAGTTGAGCCAGAAGAGTCTACAAGAGGGGATAATGTAAGTCCAAAAATGTCACCAGCAAGAACAGGTGATAAAGCTATTGCATCAATTTGTGCTAAGTTTTGTCCGGCATGAGCTAGTAACAATTGATCACCAGAACCTAGCGAGTCAAAACTTGAATCAAACTGCCATAGGTTTAAATCATTTGCTGTGAAAGTTGTGATTGTAGCAACTGTAATAGAAAATCCAGAACCTGAACCACCAAGATTGGTGTTTGACGCGCTTAATGTATCACCAATGACATAGTTATTACCATAACTTGTAAGCGTCACAGAAGTCACAGCGCCACCAGATACAACAATAGTGGCTTTTGCACCAGAACCAGAGCCACCAGTTAATGGCACAGCCGTATAAGTGGCATTTACATAACCAGAACCTCCAACAAGTGTGCTTAGCGTTAAGGCTCTTCCTGTAAAAGTAAACTGATTAACACCAGCCCCAATGCCTGAGTTGTCAATATTGATAACTTCAAGACCGTCGTCGTAGCCATTAAAAACTTGATTATTGCCATCAACTGAGTTAACGTATATGCCACGAGAATAGCCATGCGTGTCTTCAGTAATGGCTCTATACCCAGCTATCTTGCGAGGACGACCACGCTGAAACCTTACCCATTTTCCATCAGTATAGAAGTTCATGTCAAATACAGTTCCATCCCGCTGAACGCCGGGTTGAGTGTCAAGAGCAAAAACTTTTTTGGTCATCAGAAAGTCCCACCCGCAACACCACCCGTAAAGTTCCCTGTGCCAACAATTGCCAAACCAGAAGCTGAAACTGTTGAGCGCAATACACCAAGAATGGCAATATTAAACTCACCCGAAGCCGCTCGATACACGCCCGTTGTGGTTTCTGATGAGAAGTTCAAAGACGGCGCGCCAACTGAGCCATTGATCAAACTGATTGAGGACGATCCTGCAAGAATTGTATTGGCGTTGTATAAGTTAACTGAGTCACAAACCAGTGTGGCTTGAGTGCCAGTAGTCAACACAGCCGTGGCTCCAGCGCCTGTAGATATTGTGACCGTGTAAGCGTTTGTGGTTTCATTCAGGACGTAGTAAACCTGAACCGTTGATGGAATGATAATTGTCACATTACCTGTTAAAGCGCCTGTGTATTTCTGAATGACATTAGATGCTTCAGACGCAGTTAAAGTATACGTGCCTGTAAGTACGGCTTTGGAAAGTTGAGTAAACGCAAACTGCGTTGATTTACCTAGACCAACTGTGTAAAACGTAGTGCCAGAACAAACAATGATTGCTGAGTCAGTAGGCTGCAAAATAATGGAAGCAGAGGCATTTATGGTGTTGCCACTAGAGCCTGCAACTGTTAATGCGCCTGACCCGCTATTTCGCAAAAACATAAACCAATTGTCGCCAAGCGTAGATGCAAGAGTTAGTGTTAAAGTTCCCGCACCGCCAGTCCATACATATGTATTTGCGCGATCTGTAGCAAGTGCTGTGTAACTAGACGAAAATGTTGTAACTGGCTGTGACTGATTTAATGTTTGACCAATGGCCAATAGCCCATAGCCTGCCAATGTTGAAGCATCAGCACCTGATGAGCCAATACCATAGGCAATAACGCCCCATGTCCCTTGCTCATCTACATTGTCAGTGATGTAAATGTATTGTGCCTCGCCAGCAACAATGGTAGCAATTACGTTTAAGCCATCATAGTCCATGACGTCAAAGTCTTCGCCACCTATATTGCGAATTAGCGCATCTTGACCTACTGAGGCTTGATTGGCGGGTGGCATCCACAGCTCAAGCCCGGCAGGGCTGGCTGTAACTTCCATTATTCTTGCTGCGTAAGTCTCTGTGCCATTACCGTCAAATGGCCAAAAAAGCTGTGTGTCACTAGTAAGTGTCAAACTAGCATAAGAAACATCTGTAGGTTGTATTACATTGCCAGTAAACGGGCTGTTGTATGTTGTCATGTATCAAGTACCGTTGTTTGACGGTCTCCAATTCTGATTACGTCTTCTGCTTTTAATGTTGACACAATTTGCTGATATTGAGCTTGCCACAGCGGTAGACGTTCGTCATTCTTAAGGAATGGCATTGCTTGTAAGAGTGAGCCATACAATAATGCTTGCGGTGCATAGATAGTAAACCAGTTGGTCTGATTGGTGCTATCTAAAGGTTGTACACGTTCGTAGTAAAGAATCTCAAACGTGTAATTTGCAGCCGGTGTAGGCGCTACCAGCCAACGAGTATAGTCATAGTCACAATAGTACAAAGGTAAGCCAGTACTAGTGCTGGTTGGCCAGTACTCACGTAAGTACTCATACTTGCGCAAGTAAATAGGCGTTCTAACACCATCAGATGTTACATTCATTGACACAGTTTTGTGCCAACGTACAGGCTTATCAAGCACCGGATTGCTTATAGTCATTGTGCTCGTTGCAACGTTTAAGTTACCTAAAAACTTTAAGTCTGCTGCAAGCGTTTGCTCACACAGCATAATGAACCTAGGGATTTGCGTAAGCGTGGCAGTATCTGTACGCTCCAAATACTGCTGTATATCTGTGACTAGGCTATCATATGTCATTACCGATGCAGTAGTCATACAGTGGCGTCCTTTATGCTAACACGATTATATGGCTTAAGCATACACTCTAGTACCTACTTTGTCAATTATTAGAGCCTGCCGACGAGGTGTGCCGTTGGCTGCATTAGGGATTGATATATGTGTCCACCGATCAAATTCTCGTATGACTTGGTCGTAACCTATGCCTGCTGCAATTACGGCTTTCACGACCTCATCCGGTGTCATTCCGGGT